GTTTGAAGAAACAAGGTTCTTTGGAACCTGTTACCCAAGCCGACGTTGATGCTCGTGATAAAGAGAAATCTCCTTGGATTAAGGACATTACTCAGCGCATACTACCCTTGACTAGCAAGTCGAGGTGTATTAGTGCAGAGGAATTGTCTGGCGTCATTGAGAAAAATCTTGTTTACGGCACTGTACTTGCAGACAAACGCAAACTTATGGTTAACTGCCTGTTCTTGCGTTCCAACGTTGTGATTATTCCCTACCACTATTTCGAGGTTGACACTCTGGATGTAACATTCCGGAAAGTCGATCCCGATTCTTGTGGTGGGAAATTTGTAACGCGCTTGTCTAAGTCAGCATGTATGCGGATTCCGGAAACGGATCTGTGCATTTGCTACTCAAGTAGTGGTGGATCCTTTAAAGATCTCACTTCTTGGTTCCCTACTGACATTCTCCCTGATCATCAGTTCACGCTGTTGTGGAGATCGAAGGAAGGAACTATGACACGTGCTTCTGGTCTTGCTCATTCTCAAGTTACTACAAACGGTGTTTGTAATTTTCTTGGAGGTGAGTATACCAATCTCTCTATTAAGACCTTCAATGGTCTCTGTGGAGCGGTTGTTGTCTCACATGGCAAAGGCTCGTGTGTTTCCGGAATCCACCTTGGTGGAAGAGACGGAACTGCACGAGGTTGCTATGGTTCTTTGACACAAGACCAAATCACATATGCTGTAGATCATCTACGCCTTGTAGAAGGTGTGGTGATTTCTGGCACTGCTGAAAATTTCGAGAAGCAAGTTCTCGGAGTAAACATTCTTACTGGATCTGTTTTACACGAAAAGAGTCCTATTCGTTTTCTGCCTGAGCACTCTCAGCTAGAATACTATGGTACTTGTCCCGGTCACTCTTCATCGCACTCCGATGTTAAGGTGACCCCGATTAGTGTAGCAGTTACTGAAATTACTGGTGAGCCTAATATTTGGGGTCCTCCCAAGATGAAGCCCGAATGGTTTGGCTGGCAGACTTGTCTGTCCAACCTTTCTATTCCAGCTCACCCGTATACTCATGATTTACTTGTCATCGCTGTCCGCGATTACAAGTCTAGCATGATCCCGCTTTTTCAATCTCCTCTTTGGAGGAGTGCGAAACCATTGGATACTCACGCGAACTTGTGTGGGATACCTGGATTGAAATTCGTAGATGCTATCAATTTGAACACATCTATTGGATTCCCTCTCAAAGGACCCAAACGCAAGTTCGTGACTGAGCTTGAACCTACTCTTGAACACCCGAATAACCGTGTACTCGATCAAGTCATTCTTGACGAAATCGATCGGTGTCTCGATTGTTACAAGAGAGGTGAAAGAGCCTATCCTGTTGCCAAGGCATGTAAGAAAGATGAAATACTGGCGAAGGAAAAATGTAGAATCTTCTACGGCAATCCTTTACCATTCACCTTTTTGATTCGGAAGTACTATTTACCGATCTTACGTGTTATGGAAATGAATCCTCTTGTTTCTGAATGTGCTGTTGGCATCAACAGCTATGGACCAGAATGGCAAGCCTTACATGACCATGTTCTTACCTTTGGTAAGGACAGAATCATTGGCGGCGATTATGGAAAATATGACCAAAAATTACCTTCACAATTGATTTTTGCGTCTCTCAGAATTATGATCGATTTTGCACGTGAGTGTGATTATTCGACTGAGGATCTGGCTGTGATGGAAGCAATGACGGGTGACCTCGTCTTTGCTTTGATCGCATTCAATGGTGATCTTGTTGGTCTCACTGAAGGCACACACATTTCTGGAAATTCACTGACCGTTGTAATAAACGGTATTTGTGGAAGTCTTAATTTGCGTGCATACTTTTATAGTGAGTACCCTCCTGTTTCGTTTGAAGAAAGAAAACCCTTTCGTGATAATGTTAAATTGATGACGTACGGTGATGATAATATCGGATCCGTTTCGAAAGCGATTGACAAATTTACGATTAAAGGTTGCTCTGAATTCCTTGATGGTTATGGTCAAGTGTATACCATGCCCGACAAGGAAAGCAAGCTTCTGGATTTTCTTCCTTATAGCGATTTTGAGTTTCTCAAAAGGACAAGCACTTATTGTCCTGAACGAGGAATTCACACTGGTGCGTTAAATGACAAATCTTGTTTCAAGATGCTCCATTGCCACATCCGTGGCAAAGGCGCTCAAGATACAGAGGAGATGGCATCTGCTTTGAACATGGATACAGCTCTACGAGAGTGGGCTCACCATGGACGAGATACGTACGAAATGCGTCGTGTTCAGATGACGAAGGTTGCTGCCCTGGCCGGGGTAACACACCTTTGTACACAATTGGATGTAGATTACACTGAATCTATCCAAGTGTGGAAAGAAAAATACGACACAAACTATCAGCTCTACGACACAGTCATCGAAGAGCCATTTGAGTTGCAGTGAGCAACTCATCCAGGGCCATCAACAACCCTTATAAAATGTTGAGAGCAGTTTAAAATCTGCTTGCTGGAGCAAAGCAAAATTTGCATCATGACTGGTTTACCATATGGATTGACCCACTTGTCAATGAGGTACTGGAAATACACCTCATATCCTAAAGGCTTTCATGATGTTGCTTTGGGCTATTTAGCCAGGTTTTCGCAGACCAACAAAGTTTCCTCATTCCTAAGGTTGAGTTGCCGAAGGATCAAATGAATTGAACTCACGAAAAATAATAAATTTCGAAATGCTCGTAGAGAGAAAAGGAACTCTACGACATCAAAATCCATTCCTATCCCACAGAAACGGAAGATTATCTCCCCAGAGATTTCTACCGTCCCTCATAAAATCCCCTTTCTGGAAATTTACTGTACAGATTGTAATGAACATGGAGACAACTGCAATTGTCTCTTTGAGCAATCTGGCTTTGAGCCCCAATCTGGTGTCTCCCCTGACTCCAATATTGGCCCAGCTGATGCCAATTCCACACAACAAAATGTGCGGTTTACAGACCAGATCCCGTCGTATGAATACGAAGTCGAGGCTAACACTGATCCTACCCGGACCTTGCAAGACTCTGACGATGCGACGCTTGATAACTTTTTCAAGCGTCCTTTGAAGATTCATACCGAAGAGTGGAGTACTAGTACTGCACTCGCCTTCGACATCGACCCTTGGTCGTTGTACTTTGACAATAAGCGCGTTTCTAACCGCTTGGCGAATTACAACCTCCTACGATCGAGACTGAGGGTGAAAGTTGTTATTAATGGTAACGGCTTTCAGTATGGACGAGCACTTGTCTCGTATCTGCCATTTGACACGCTTGACACGTTGTCATCTAATGCAGCTTTAATCCGTGCTGATTTAGTCCAAGCCTCTCAGCAACCCCACATCTTCCTCGATCCCACCACATCCACTGGTGGGGAACTAGTTCTGCCATTCTTTTGGTATGAGAACTATTTCCACATTCCCACATCTAGCTGGAGCCAGATGGGCCAATTGTTTTTCAGATCTATCAACGATCTCAAGCATGCTAACGGAGCGACTGACTTAGTCACTGTTTCCGTTTTCGCTTGGGCTGAAGACATGGCCTTCTCTGTCCTTACTAGTAATGATCCCGACACAATGACTGCTCAATCAGGAGAAGAAATTGTCGAGTCGAATCGTTCAGGAATGATAAGTGGACCAGCAACAGCTGTGGCGAAAGTTTCCAACGCCCTCGCTGTCGTGCCTCAATTAGCGCCTTTTGCGCTTGCAACGAGTACGGCAGCAACTGCTATTGCAAAAATTGCGAAGTCATTCGGATATTCGAGACCCCCAGTCACGAAAAACCCCGAACCCTATCGTCCTTCACCCATTTCGAGTTTATCCGTAACAACTGTTCCGGACACAGCTCAGAAGTTATCTGTGGATGACAAACAGGAATTGACTATTGATCCTCGTATTGCCGGTCTGGGTACCGCTGATCCGATGGTCATTAAGGAAATCGCAAAGAGAGAGTCTTACTTGACCACTTTCGCATGGGATATTGGCACAGGGCCAGAAACCATGCTGTGGAATGCGAGAATCTCTCCCGTTACATGGGCTGAAAGCAGTGGTGCTGCTACAGCCTTCCATTTCCCCGCCTGCTGTATGGCTGCTTTGCCATTCAAGTATTGGACCGGGTCGATGAAGTTTAGGTTCCAAATTGTGTGTTCCTCGTTTCACAAAGGGAGAATTAAGATCGTTTACGATCCGAATTTCCTGGCGTCGAATGAGTATAACACCAACTACCTGCAGATTGTTGATATTGCAGATACCCAAGACTTCACTATTGAGATTGGAAACGGCCAAACTCGCACCCTGCTGAGTCATCATAAGCCTGGCATCGATTCCGTAACACAGATGTATTCTACTACTGTGTACACGGGACATGAAGAAGGCAACGGTGTTGTTGGAGTTTATGTCGTCAATGAATTGACGACACCCAACAGCACCGTGACCAACGACATTGAAATCAACGTATTCGTGTCGATGGGTGATGATTTTGAAGTGTTCGTTCCTGACGATCACTTTCAAGCTTTTTGCTTCAAACCGCAATCCGGAGAAGAGGACGATTTTGTTCCTCAGTCTGGTGAGATTGTGTCAGAAGCACAAAACACAGAGGAACCTTCAGCTCCTCTTCAGCAAAACGCTGAGTCATTAGGACCCACAGTCCAAGACACTGCAATGGTTAACCTGGTTTATACAGGCGAATCCATTTTGTCATTTCGTTCACTTTTGAAGAGGTATAACCTCTCACGAACGTCATATGTTCCCGGAACGGGAATGCGAACGTGGGCGGGAACAAGATCTATGTTCCCTCCACTTCGAGGAAATGTCGCTGACGCGATTGATTTAGAGTTTGACGGTACTACACCGTATAACTACTTTAACACCGTGTTATTGCACTGGGTGACGTACGCCTTCTCCGGTTGGAGAGGTGGAATACGTTACAAACTCCTCATGCA